GCCACATGACTGCAGCAAAAAATTGAGCGAACTGTGTTCTGCACGACAGAAGATAGGTCTTCCGTCAAGTGCTTTGAGTTGTCCAGCACTACGTACCTTGGCTTTGACAGCATTAACTAATGGCTCAAGACCAGGAATAGCATCGAGGAACTTACGACGTAGCTCAGTACCAAGTGATTTCTTCTGAGCATCACTTAATTCAGGGTGCAAAATGTGGCCCAACTTCACATCTCCAGCGCCATAAATGAACCCATAAACTAGAGACTTTACCTCAGATCTTGAGCAACCAACACGCTCTGCATTTTGCGTATGAATATCTCCGTTAACTACGACATCAGCGAAAGCCCCCTCATCGAAGGCGGCTAAATAATGCCCAAGCGCTCTAAGTTCCAGGCCTTCTAAGTCAGCTCCAACCATCACCATTCCAGGGTGAGGAATGAATAGTTCACGTGCCCAGGGTGCAGATACGACCTGGCCCAAATTTGGAGATCGATGCGCATTTCTGCCACTGATCGTTGCTAGAGAACAGCTGTGGTGAATGCACCCATCATCAGCAATAGTGTTGAACCAGGAGTTTGAACCCTCAGACAACTGACCCATCCACTTCTGAAGGGTGAGAAGACGGATGAACATCTCGCATTCTTCATGCAGTTTGAGATTCTCTTGCTGCAGTGCACGGTCACGCAATTCGGATAGTGCTGCCTCATCAACCTTCGGTTTGCCTGTATCAGTAACTTTGGTGAAACGAGCATTACTAAAATTCTGTAAGGCCCATGCAATGTGCTGACGACTCGTGGCATTAAAATCAAGCAGCTTTGTCATAGGAGCACCTGCTACATAACCTTTAGTTTTATTTCCACGCTTAGGTGTGTAGACCTTGCCGGGAACGTAAATAAAACGTTTAGCGATTTTGTCCTGCAGGTCGGTCATTTCTTGCTCGAACTCACCACGTACACGTTCGGCAGCCTGTAGATCAAAACGGAATCCACTGGCTTCTTGTTGAGCCATGATGGAAGCCATACGCATTTCTAGTGCAACACAATCAATCACTTTCATTTGTTTCTGTATCCTCAGTTGAGTTATTTTTGTTAAAACCGAACTTAAGCTTTGCTGCTTCTTCTCGTTTTTTTACTCTTTCTTTCTGAGCTAATTTAGCAACACTCTCCATAACTTTCAAGGTGTCTTCGGTAGATGCTCGTTCGGGCATACGTTCGTCAACAATGTTGAAGAGTGGAAAGAAAATGTCAGCAGCTTCTGTAATTTCTTCTGATGTCAATGGTGCGTTTTTATCAGGCATAGTCGTTCATTCTCCGTTGCATAAGTTGCCATAATTTGAGGGTGACCTCAGTGTCTTGGATGCAATAGTCGAGCATCTCTGGTGTGTAGACAGCCCAGTTACCATCGTGCTTTCCAAAGTCACCTTTGAAGCACTTCAGTCGATAACCCCAAGCTTCAAGGGAATGTCTGCCATACATACGTTGAGGCATGCCATGAGGACGACGCTCATAGTCACGGTCTTCAATGTGTGGATAGAACAGTCGGCTGAGTACAAGAGTGTCCATGACTTGTCCCTTAGGATCAAAGTCAGGGAACTGTTCCTTCAATAAAGGAATATCAAATCCAATAATGTTGTGTCCGATAAGGAGATCAGCACTCTCAAGCTTCTTCACTCCTTGGATGATGGAACGGTCAGGCTTATGATCAAAGATATGAGTACTGCTGTCGAGAGCGTCACGCATAACCATGCAGTGGAGAGTTGATCCACGTCGGAGTAAGCCAGTTGATTCAAGGTCAAAGAGAAGTTGAGTTGTCATCGAAGGTATGTGTTGCATTGTCTGGATCATATTTATCTGGCGCAAACGGGTTTGCTTCCGGGAAGAGAGTTTCGTCAATATGTCTGTCATTAGTATTTTTAGTAAATCTTGGATCTTCGTCTAGAAACATTGGCTCAATTGCCATGTTTAGTTCGCGAGCTAGACGTGCAGAACGTCTGAACTCTTCTTTGTAATACGGCTCCCAGTCATGCGCTAGGAGAACAATCTTTTTGATTCCCATCATGTGTGCCTGAAATATGGATGTCGAGAACGGATACCGTGTCGTATAAATCACAGAACCGATAGCAGGAGTTCCAGCCTTAGCTGCTGCTGCTATTGCATATGAAATGCAATCGATCTCAACCATGCTGTCTGTAAGTAAGCTTCTACCATCTCCTATAATCTCTCTATCTCGAACAATAATACATCCTCCAGGTGATTTGGGATGTGTTGATGCTTTACTAATTGATAGTGCAACATCCATAAAGAATCGTTCTTTATTTTTGATATAAGTCGGGTCACCTTTAGGGCTTGGCATATCCACAGAATTTGATTCTAGTCTCTATATTAAGGATGGATAATCTATAACGCGAGACTAACAATGAACAATGTAAAAGGTAATTTTTCAGATGATATGTTTAGTGTCAATGACTATCTATCGTTCACAAAAGAAAGTCAGTGGGAAGACGACTGGAAAAAGGCACATACGGATATGGTGAATAGCCCTGCCCATTACACAGCGGGTCGATACGAAGCAATCGAAGTAATTGAGGATGCAATTGAAGCAGCTCCATCTTGCAAGCAAGCATTTCTACAGGCTCAAGTCCTAAAATATCTCTTGCGACTTTGGTGTAAATCAAATAGTAAAGAAGATGCAGAAAAAGCACAATGGTATCTTAATCGCTTAGTTGATTCGTTAAACTATTAAAGCCGCAGATAAGCGGCCTTGCTGTTAGCAACGTCGGAAGAATAGATAATCCTTACGTAGCTCAAGTGTTTCGTGATCTTGAATGTGAGGCAATAATTCAATATAGATAGATGACAGGTCACGATCATTATGCACAAAGTAAGCAGAGATACCTTCGGATAGTTCAGAAACAAAGGGTTGATACCAACCTTTAATTCGTAAAGAGTTCCAAGGCTCTAATCCTTGTGAGATCCAACTGTTCAGTTCCTCTAGGCGCTGAGCAGTTTTTATTATGTGTCTTTCGTGAGCTTCGGATTGGGGTATACAAACAAAGTCGTCTTCATATAGCAGCGCATGCTTCCACATTAAAGTACCGTCTTTTAATATCAAACGACAGGGATGAACCTTATCTGATGAAGGCAACGTGTACAAGCAATCTGGAGCAATATGCTTAGACATCAAATATTACCCTTGTTTTCTTCATAGTATTCAAGGTCTTTCTTCCAGTTATCCCCTGCATATTCACTGAAAATCACACGACCAATATCTCTAAAACTGTCGTAAAAGAGCGAGACTTTGTCAATGTCGGTCAGTGCTTGATGAATCGGTGGACCATAAATGATTAGGTTCCACGTTGATGGAGATACTGGCTCAAAGCCTGTAGCAGTCGCACGAAGCTGTTTAACCCTCTTAAACGGAATACAGATTGGATAGTCCCAAATAAGAGGAGCTGCACGGAGTAGCTCGGAAGCACTACTAAAGAAAACAAAACTGTTGATATATCCATTGCGATACTCACTGATAGTTTTATTGAGCCAAACTCGACAGTCTCGGACGGCACCTTTTGGTGCAACCCAAACGTTGCCATGCCAGTGTTCTTGCAGTGGATTAACTTCAATACTTGGTACTGAAGTAGCATCTACTAAGACTTGCTGAACTGGATCAGAAGTAGGATCAAAGTCGATGCTGCCCATTACGGAACGCGCACGATCAATGATCTGTGGGGTGGGATATAGAGGAAGCTTTAGACCTTTGGCTTCAAGCTTATTCGATAAATTCTTCTGCGAGCGCTCTAAGGCTTTCTTGGCACCGACCTGCTTCGACTGCAAATGTTCTTGTTCCAGCATCACTAATTAATGTTATTAATACATTTTTTGCCCAGTCATTAGTTTCAATCTCTTCCAGTAGATCACGAAGGAAGTCAACGATTTCCTCGTCTTCTTCTCGTTCTGCTGTTTTAAGATCAAATTCAATTGATTCAGGCCACATGAACGTTGTAGAGTCATTCAATAGGTTGATGACTAATGAGCCAGCCCCCCGTTTTTCTACACCCGTAAGTGCAATATTAATCAAATCAGAAAGAATCAATTCTGCAGTAGCCATGAGGAACTCCTGCTCTTGTTTCTTTTCGGGACCAAATTTCTTAGAAGAAATTAGTTGTTGAATAAGATCACTACGTCTTGACATATTTAAATGACTCTTTACTAAGGATAAGTTAATTAAAAATTTTCTGTGGAGTTTTCATCGTCATCTTCAGGAGGTTGTTGTTTAGCTGTTTTAAATGACTGACTTGGGTGACGGCCACTCAACATATCCTCAACAACCGCTTGGAATCTGTCGGAGAAAAGTGAATCAGGTTCGAACAGTAAATTCGATCGATCTTCTAGCTCTTGCTGTGACATAAGTTTCTCTTGCTCTTTCACAGCTTGCTCAAGGTTGTACTCAGCAATTTGCTGCTTGAGAGTATGTAACTCACAGGCGAGCTCAAAACTTTCTAGATAGGAATCACAGTCAACAAACACCCCAATATTTTGGGGTATAAGGTGAAAGGGATTGCAGCAATATTTGTTTCCACACGTTGATTTAACACCAGTGTAACCAAGATCGCCCCAGGTAAACCACATAGCTACGCGCTGTGGATGATGTTGTGTACTGGTACTGATTCCGGGTCTACGCCAAGGGAATTGAGGCATTCCATTGCCTTTACCTTTATAGCCTTGCCATTCCCAACACTCGTCGGGTTGGCCAATATCAACCTTTGACCAGAACTTCAGTGCACGTTTACGTTCTTTCTTGAGCAGACGGTCAATGTTGAAGGACATGCGACCTTCTCTGGCAGCAGCTACACAGCGAACACAGGCTTGATGACTGTCGTATCGCATAGAGCTTGAGCTAAACCTGCCAATGGAGTGACCGCTATACAGACAGAGAGCACCCTCTTCTGCTGTGTTGGACAGGATTAAATTCCTGCGACCGTAAGTATGCCCACCAACCTTCTTTTTAGGCTGTGATTCAGGCATCAGAATGTGCCCTCAGGTTTGATGTATTCACCACCGTGAGCTGGGTACTGATCCAACTCAGGTAGCAAGGTGAGCTGATGATTGATTTTGTACTCATAACGAGTACTATTTTCGTACTTAATTCGTACCAACTGTGCACGTGGAGTGTAGTACTCAGGTTTTCCTACGATTAGTGCAGTGCGATTACTGGGCGAGACAAGTACTCGCTGACCAATCAGAATATCTTTGGCTTTCATTGTATCTGAATAATATAGTTTTACTTATTTAAAGTGTAATTAGAAGTCGTTAAGAATGTGATCCTCTACTAAAGGATCATTCTTAGGACGTTGCCATACACGAACAGACTTGGATTTGCCATTGGCATCCGTTCTGCTTGTAACTAGACGTCTCCAACCCATGGACTGAAGAACATCTGCTACACGTCTACCTTCTCTTCGACCTTGATTACGAGGATCAAGTTCTAGAGCATTAGTAAGAATATCTGCTGCAGTAACTTCCTGGCGGATAGTAACGTAGGAGGCAATCTTATCTAACCAAGGGTCGGGGTCACCGAACTCTTGGATGTACTCATATATAGCAGCAATCTCACCACTTGTAAACTCATATCCTTCATCATTTCTGTACGCTGCAACAGCAGAAGCCCACAAGCTATCTCTAACATTGCACAGCTCTTTCCATGGAATCTGGAAGCCTGCTCCAAGTTCTAGTGGGACAAATCGACGATTGCCGGTGCTGTCAACCAGAAACTGATTCCTATTAGTAGTACCAATAAAAACAAACCGGCGAGACAGTTTGCTAGGAAGCGAAGCGTACGGATAGCGAACCTCATCAGTTCTAGTAGTAACAAGGTTTTTGAAGTTCTCGATATTTCGAGTGTTGAAGTAATTATCAATTTCAGGTAGTTCTAAAAGCCATGCGACATGGAGTCGATACTGCTCTCTCATCAGTGTATCTAGAGGAGTAGTAATTTCTGAGAAAAGAGATTTGGGTACAAGGCTCCGAGCAAACATTGATTTGCCAGCACCCTGCGGACCTACAAGAATGGGTAGCCACGACATTGTGCAGCCAGGGTCATAGGCTCTAGCAACTGCACCAATCATCATCCGCTGCATTGTTGTAGTAGAGATGTTGTGCTTATTGCCTAAGAAAACCTCGCCAATTCTGTCCCAGTCAGGATGTGGTTCAGCATTTGCTGCGCAGTGATCTAGGTAGCGACGGATAGGGCAATACATGTTTTGGTTTGCCGCGTACTGAATCGCTGCTTTGATCCGCTGTTCTGGAATGAATACTCCATTTTCACAAGCAAGCTTTGTAGTCATGAGGTCTAGGTCTTGACCTTGAAGAAAGACTTCTTGACCATTAGTTCGTGTGTATTCAATGGCTCCTGTCAACTCATTCTTACGTAGATCATGCAATATCTCTTTTACTTTTTTGACATCACTCTCACGTTGTTTGGCTAGATCATCGTCAGTCTTTTTTGGACGACCCCGTTTTTTTACTTGTTCTGCGTCAGGCAGAGGCTCTGGAAGAATGTTGTCATCAGAAGTATTCATAGATTTCTTAGTACCTTTGTTTATTAAATGTGCTTCTACGAGTTGATCAATAGCTGGAATTGGATCAAACTCTGTATAACCAGCAGCGGCTCCAACAGCACCAAATCTTAGATGTGCAGGAAGTTTGTGTGCCCAGTCAGCATCTTGCCTTTTGGCAATTGAATACAGTGTAGTGGGGCCGGAGAAGTTACCAAGACCTCTCCATTTAAATGGTTTAATATTTTCAGCTTTTTCACCATGGTGACCTTTTAATACCCACTCGACCCAGGAATCAAACACTGGTTGACCAATGCCTGCACAAGCAGCCATGACTGGTACGTAGTAAGTCTCATACTCACCGTCTTCTGAAGGTGTCAGAAAGCTTTCTAGAAGCCATTGAGCTCGTTTGACATCTAGTTCGGTAACGTCACCAGAAACAAAGTTAGAGGACTCTTCATACGCAATATCGTTGAGAAGAAACTCAGGGACTGGTTCAAACTCAACATTGGTTTTGACTTCAGCATTGGTGTTGCCAAACCAAAGGCGTTCTGGTTTCTGTCCACAGTTGTCAGCAAGCTCTTCAAGCTCTAGCTCGGCAAGTAGACGATTAACGATTAACCAGTAAGCACCCCGATGTTCAGCTGTAGAGGGGAGCTCTTTGCTGAGTGGAAATAGTGCTCGGAACCTGTGCTCGCTTTCAGAGTGACTAGCTGACGTATACGTGGCTGCACACCACTGTCGAGCAGTATCTGTAGACCAGAAGCGAGCAAGGGTCGTGTCACCGTCAAAGTCGATGACCACCATGTTGGAGCCAGCTGAATTATCAGCTTTCCTGTGGCGATCTTGGAAGTGAGTTGCACACCATCCGTAACCGTTTTTTACCCAACCAAGCAACCAATCAAGGTCTTCTAAAATATTTTGCCAATCGCGAGCAGGTTTACTCTGCTTGTTCTTGCAACTCTTGTGTACTGCAATCCGTAGTTTCATTATCTATTTCATGGAATTGTTGACAACGCTTCAAAAAACGTGATTCATGCAAAGCGAGCTGATCGCCATCAATGAAGATGCCTTGGGTAGTCTCAGGAGTTGAGACAATAATCAAGGCAGCATCACAGAGAAAACCAGTGCGCTCATTTAATGCATACCGGTACGCCGCCATTTGCTGCGCACACTTCGTATATTTTCGGTAACCACCGAATCCAATTCGGTCACCACGATCGGGGAAAGAAGAGCAATAAGGAGCATTGCTAGTTTTAAAGTCAGCAATGATTCGTACTCCACCAATTTCACCAATGAGATCAGGGCATCCAGCATATTTATGTTCCGTACTCCAGACAAATGCTACCTCTCTATCATCACTTCTTAGATGGTTCCAATCGGGACGTAATGGACGCTCCGACCAATGAATTGTATCAAACCAATCGAGGTAAGTAGACATTCCGTTCCAAAAATCTAAATAATCTTCAGGAACATCTGGGTTTAAACCACGTAGATAGTTTTCACATCCAAGGTGAATAGCCGAGCCGCGAGTTGATGCTGCCTCTAGCGCACCCGGATTATTCTTTTGCCAGTTCCTAAGACCTGCTTTGGACTTTTCGCTTTCTGTAGCCGAGAGAACCGTGGTTACACTTGGCATATAAATGCCGGAGCATAGATACTTTCTATGTCCGGCGGAAGTTTGTATTCTGTATGGAAGATCAGAAGTCACCATCTACACCCTGTTGCGTTTGATAATTTGTGCTGTAATCTGTAGTTTCGGTTTGCGTTTGAAAGAGTTGGTATAACTCTCCTACAGCTTGACCCACTGCTTCAACAACTTGACCAGTTGCATAGACCTGTTGAGATAGCTGGTTCACCTCTTGACGAAGTGCAAGCGTGTGATCCATCAAGGAAGGAGTACGTGGAGCAGCTGGAATATTTTGTACGTCAGTAGGCATAGGACTATTAGTCCCAGCAGCTGGAACATTAGCATTTGCTTGTTTCAATATGTCTGCAAGTCGCGCTTGCATTTCAGGCGGTAGATTTTGTAGATTTGTATTTGTCATTTGTCTTTAGAATTCAGTTTCAGGTTCGTCTTTTTTCTTGGTAGTAACACCAGGTTTTACGTAGGCCCCACGTTTGTCGGTTCCACCAGCTGGAAGACCTTTAGACTCCACTTGCTTGCCTTCGAAAGGATCTTTGCCTTCAAAGAAATTAGGAAGCCAAATGGTTTCCTTTTCTTTTTCCCAAGTTGAAACAATTTTATCTGGGACCTTACGGACTTTCGGAAGAATGCTGTATGAAGTTTCCAGACCGGCTCCCTTGCGCGTAATCTTAATTGAAAAATTAGCCAGTCCGTCTTCTGTCCAAGTGTAATCTTCAGCTTCCTGAAGAATTTCGGTGAGTTGATCTCTAAGTGATTTTTGTTCAATAAATAGTACCTCTAAACGACTGCGGGCAGCACTCGTTGCAACCCAGGCTAAAAACCTACGTGGCTTGACGTAGGAGCCATCAATTTTTGGTCGCTCGGGCTTTGACCAATCGGTCTCGCGAGCAATATCGCTAGGGCTACCAGGATGAGTCCGAGTGACAACGTAACCGTTGAACTTAAGTTCACCGTCAGGTCCTTTTGCTTCGGAGGCATATTGCCATCCCATGATTGCGTGACCTGTTTCGTAGCATCCGAGTAGTCGGAATTCTTCGCTTTCTCCATCTTTAAGTGAGCTTGGTTTCCAGTATGGTTGTGGTTCTTTAGTTTCAATTCTTTCTTTTGGTGCCTCAAGAAGTTCAGGAGGCAATACTTGTAGGGTCATATGTAGTAATTATCGACCTTTCAAATATAGTTAGTACAATAGTTAAATGTGAGATAATTGATGATGCGATTTGCAGATGCATTGAAAGGCGGATTGCTTGGTGCAATCACTGGAAAAGACATGTCTCAAGGTGTTATTCCTGGCTTGTTAGGCAAGGACATGTCAGGCGGT